TCTTATGGTATTTACATTTGTTATGCATATACTTACAGATAAAAAAGAACCTATTTACAATCTTGTAGTTTTATATTTAGTTAGTTTGTTTGGTATATGGTCGGGGCTTAATGAACTGCTGTTGAAATGGGGGTAGACTATGAGTAGAGGCATGACAGGCAAAGCGTTGAGGGGGAAAACTCCTGTTACGTATGAAGACACAAAAGCTAGGATGAGGGAATATAGACGTAGGCAACGTGCAGGTTTACCTACTAGTGATGTAGATAGAAAAACTATGATATCTAAAGAAGAAATAATGGCTGATCTTGGTATACCATACTACCAAATGAGAAAGTTAGTGCAGTGTCCTAATAGTAAAATGCCTGAGGCGTTACCAAACAAATTTGGAAAAAGTACATGGTATAGTAGGAAAGAAGTATATGACTGGTATCAGTTTATAAAGCAGACGATAAAGCCTACAGATAAAAATGCGGCTTATGAACCTCCTAAAGATACAAGTGTTACAGAAACTAAAATATTCTTTGATTGGTTAAAGCAGTATAAACCTAAACCACATTCATATTAGTATGAAAAATTTATAAAGAGGTACGACAATGGCAACAACTAAAGAAGGTACGGTAAAAAAAGAAATTAATAAAATATTAACAGAGATGGGAGTATATTACTTTATGCCATCAGGTAATGGGTATGGTAGGTCTGCTATACCTGACTTTGTATGTTGTCTACCTAATGGAAGATTCTTAGCTATTGAAGCTAAAGCAGATGATAAACTACCTACCGCTATACAAGCACGTGAACTAGAAAAAATTAATAACGTAGGTGGTATAGGCATCTATGTGAACGGAGATAATGTGCATAAATTAAAAGAATGTTTAGAGGGGTTTAAACGATGAGCGAAATAATATTAGACATAAACGAACGTCTTGAGTATGAAGCAGTGCCAAGAGTTCATTACGATGGGTATGAGATTAAAACTAATGAGCAAACAATATTTGTAGGTGTTGATAATATTCAATGTTGTTGTGAAAATTGGGGGTATATATCTTCTCTTGATGATACTAAAGATTTTATAGGAGCAGAGCTACTAAATATAGTGAAAGTTGATACTGCTTTAAAAACGTATGACATAGATAAAGATACATACCTTAAGTCTATTGAGAAGGAGTCTATGATGTTTGTTAATTTTGAAACATCAAAAGGCACATTTCAGTTAGTTTGTTATAACGACCACAACGGGTATTACGGACATGACGCAGTCATTATATCTAAACAATTGAATGATAAGGAATTTATATGAGTATTGATTTTTTTATGCAAGTAGTCGGTTGCACTTTATTAATAGCGTTCACAGCAATCGTTATAAATGTTGCGTTTTGGGTTAGTCAAATTATGTATGATGACTATATTGAAAGACGAGATTTAAGACGCTGGAAGAAAAGAACTATAGGAAAATCAGATGAGTAAAATAGAAAAGGTTTTATGGTCTCTATTATGGGTGTACCTAATATACTTAGTAGGTAATTTAGTTTATTTAATAGTGGGTTGATACCATGCAAATATGTGTTTTGGATTTTGAGTCTTACTACTCTAAGACTTACAGTCTTTCTAAGATGACAACAGAAGAGTATGTGAACGGAGACGAGTTTGAAGTTATTGGTTTCTCCTATAAGTTTGGGGATGCACCCACTAAGTGGGTGACAGGGTCTCATGAAGCGTTGCAAGCTGAGCTAAATACAATTGATTGGAAACACACAGCGTTACTGTGTCATAACACTTTCTTTGATGCGAGTATACTCTCTCTATCTTTTAATATTATACCTACTAAATACTTAGATACACTGTCTATGGCGCGTGCTGTACATGGTATATCTGTAGGAGGTAGCTTAGCTAAGCTGGTTGAGTACTACAATCTAGGGACTAAGGGTACGGAAGTACATGATGCAATCGGTAAACACAGAGTAGACTTTACCCTCGCTGAAATGGAGGCTTATGGACAGTATTGTAATCTGGATGTGGACTTAACTTATGCCCTGTTCAAGAAGCTAGTAAAACACTTTAATATGGTGGAGTTAGAGTTAATCAATTTAACTATTCGTATGTCTTCGATACCCCTGTTAGAGGTCGATTTGCCTGTACTGGAGCAACATCTCTATGAAGTAAAAGCAGCAAAGGAAGAGTTACTAAGTAGGCTGAGTGTAGATAAAAAAGAGATCATGTCTAACCCTAAGTTTGCTAGGTTACTTGAAGACTGCGGTGCAGAAGTGCCAATGAAGGTATCGCCTGCTACAGGGAAACTAACCTATGCGTTTGCTAAAACAGATGACGGACTTAAGGCATTACTAGACCACCCGAACTTAACTGTACAAACATTAGTCGCCGTTAGGCTAGGCGTTAAAAGCACTATCGAGGAAACACGCACTGAGCGGTATATGAATATAGCGAAACGTATGGGAAGATTACCGATACCACTAAGCTATTATGGAGCGGCGACAGGTAGATGGACTGCGTGTTTAGTTGCAGATACACAGCTTACTGTATATAATAACTACGAAGGGGTACTACAAAAGAATATTACAGATGTCCTCTTAGATGACCTTATATGGGATGGGGAAGAGTTTGTTTCCCATGAGGGCGTAGTGTTTAATGGCTATTCAGAGGTAATAACTTATGACGGAATTACAGGAACAGAAGACCACAAAGTCTTCACAGAAAATGGAGAGGTCACTTTACTTGAAGCAATGCAGGGACAATGTAGAATCTCGGTTGCAAATAGCGTTACGAAGGACGCAGTGGACTCCTCTAGAAAGTATGCGAGTACCTACTAAGCATAAAATATTATGTAAATGTAAATGTGATAGAGAGTATAGAGTAAGAGTATCGGATATATTAAGTGGCAAGTCTTTGCAATGCAGGGTGTGTAGTGATAAGGCTTCGGGAACTAAGATAAAGATACCTTTAGAGGAGTTGTTGAGGAGGTGTGAAGTAGCTACTAAACGGAAAGAAGAGAATAGAGCAGCTAACTGGGGACCTTACTGGGATGCGTATGGAGTAAAAGCAGTCCAACAAATAAGGTCCACAGCATCTTCGGCTAGAGGTAGATGCACAAATAAAAATGAGAGGTCCTATGAAAATTATGGGGGTAGAGGGATAGAGTGTAAGTTTCCTACGACTGAGATAATGACTAAATGGATATTAGATAATTTGGGGCTTAAGCCCTCTAAAGACTATTCATTAGATAGGGTAGATAATAATAAGCATTATGAGCCCGGAAATTTAAGATGGGCTACTAGAGAAGAACAAGCTAGAAACAAACGTCAGTATAAACGCACACAACAAGGAGAGTTAATTAAATATATACTTTCTCAAAGAGGAGACGTTACATATGAATGCGTTAGAAACTGGATAAAACAAGGGTTAACCCAAGAACAAATATTAAATAGGAGAAGTTATGCTCGTACCAGTATATGACGTTAAAAATTGTGGCCCTAGACATAGGTATGCTGCTAATGGGAAGTTAGTACATAATTGTGGAGGACAACAAGTAAACTTTCAGAACATACCAAGAGATAGCAAGATTAAAGATGCCATCGTTGCACCTGAAGGTTATATGATCGTGGGGGCTGACTTATCCAACATAGAGTTGCGAGTAGGGCTGTGGTTAGCAGGAGAGACAGAGGCATTAAAGACATTAGGTGATGGTAGGGACTTATACAAAGAATTTGCGAGTATTGCATTTAACGTATCCTATGATGAGGTTACAAAGGCTCAACGCTTTATTGGAAAAACTTCGCAACTCGGATTAATTTTTGGGGTTGGAGCGGCAAAGCTAAGAGAGGCTGTGAAGTCTGGGTCAGGTACTGACTTAGGTGAGATAGAGGCTAAACGTATCGTAGACTTATATAGAAAAACATATACAGGTATTACAGGGTTATGGAAGACATGCGGTGACGCTATTAAAGCAGTAGCAGAAGACCAAGAGTTTTCATTTGGGCCTGATGGGTTTTTTAAAGTAGAAGGTAAGAAAGGTGTACGGTTACCCTCTGGTATGTACTTACAATACCCAGAACTCGCCAATGTGATTGATGAGAAGACAGGAGAAAAAGGATATAAATACAAACTACGTAGAGGGTATGATAGACTATATGGCGGTAAACTAACGAATAATGTCACACAGGGAACGGCACGATGCATACTAGCTGAGGCTATGGTAAGAGTAGGAAACAGGTATCCTATCGCGTTGTCAATACATGATGCCTTATATTTAGTTGTACCAGAAAACAAAGCTCAAGAAGCCTTAGACTTTTTGATGGAAGAGATGTGTAAACCGCCTGTATGGATGCCGGGAATACCATTAGCGGCAGAGGGTAAGATAGGTAAAACTTTAAAAGAAGCAGGATGATATGGCAGATGATATTGATAAAGCTAATGACCAAGCCCAATTAATTTTGGACAAGCAAATACAATTAGCTAGAAAACAAACAAATATAAACCCGTTTGAAAATGTGTCGGGTGTTTGTTACGAGTGCGACACTCCTGTGCCTGATGGTAGAAGATGGTGTTCAATAGAGTGTCGCGATGTTGCAAGTAGAAATGAATAGGTGATTAGATGCCCATAAGTAAAAAAGATCTTTTTAATGACATGTTTTCATTAAAAACGGCAGATAGAATATTTGCTACAGTAGAAGATGCTGAAAAATATATAGAAACTGCAAACAAACAGCAAAACTTCTTAGGTACATGGGATGCGTTAACTTATAGATTAGCGCAAGTAAAATGCGGTATACCTTTAGAATAGGAAAACAAAATGAGTGAAAAAATATATAAAACTACAAAAGGACTCTTAGCAAAGCCTGAGCCTGAACCTGAGGCTTGGATGCTTATTGATAAGGGAACAGGAGCAAGAATACCCAGAGCCTACAAGCCTGAGCGTGAGGTTAATAAAGACAGATGGAAGTTATATCCACTCTATGCAGTATCGCCAAAACGAGAGCCATTAAGTGATGAAGCTATATGCGAAATCCTGTTAAAAAAAGAATGGAAAGGTTTTGTAGAGTTAATTAGACAAGTTGAAAATTTTCATGGGATAGGAGTGGATAATGAGTGAAATAGATATATTAAAAGCAGTAATAGAAGATTTAAAAAGTGATAACCTAATACTCAAGCAAACTTTGCTACAAGCACAAAAAGAATATAGTGATAGAGACGCAATGACCTTACGCGACCACTTTGCGGGCTTGGCAATGCAAGGCTTGTTATCAGCAGATCCAGAAAATAGATGGGATGACAAAGATTGCGCTAAGTTTGCATATCAACAGGCAGACGCAATGCTAAAAGAAAGGAGTAAATCAGATGAGTGAATTAGAACTGATAGAAAGAGCAATACTTAGAAAAGAGTTTGAGTTACGAGAATTATTTAAAGACATAACACGTACTCAGCAGTATTTAAGATCAGCAAAGTTAGTACACAAAGTGCTTGAAGAGGATTATAAATTAGACTCACTTGTGCATTTTTGTGTTAACGGTAAGTACCCTGATGAGTAGTGCAATTATTTGTTTAGACAATCAGCCCGTTTTAGGACTGCCTTTAGAACTTCAAGAAAAACAACAAGAGGAAAAACGTATGGACAAAATATCAAGTGCGTTAAATTCACAGGTGGGAGGGTCACATTATAAAGACCGCAAAATCCAACCTGTGCAGTATATAGAAGCAAATGAGCTACAGTTTTTAGAAGGTTGTGTTGTTAAACGTGTGACTAGACACGATAAGCCTACAGGCAAAGGTAGGCAGGATATTGAAAAAGCTATCCATGAGTTACAGTTGTTACTAGAATTAAGATACCCAGAGGTAGAGGTATGAAACGGCTTATCACAGATAATATAGCTATACCAACGCGTCAGCATATACAGTGGCTACTTCAAATAAGAGATAGGTATGAAGAAGAGTCTAATAAAGATAACACAGAGGATGAAATAAAATCAGCACAAAACATAACATTAGTATTAGAAAATTGTGCAGGTAGGTTATATACTCAGCAAAAGCGTTATGGGTTTTTATTGACTGGGTTTGTAGTAACTAATCTTGTATGGTTTAGTATTTATATGGGGTGGGCATAATTTATGCTAGTAGATACAGAGGAATATTGGTTTAGTATTATACATATAAGTGAATGGACTATTTTTCCTTGGATATCTACAGATATGGGTGAAGGAGAAGAAGGCGAAGACTTATATGGGTGGAGGTTTACGTGGCTATGTTTTGATATTGGAGTAATAAATGGCGTTGAAGTTTAAAGATAAAACAATGCGTAGAAAAGATAAACGCTCTTTAAAACAAGCATTAGGCGGTGCAGTATACGTACCCACAGAAGAAATTAGAACACCAGAACAACGTGTAGCAAAACCTATTAAACCATTACGTCCACTTAATGAAGCACAGTCTAACTATATAAACTCTATTAAAGCAAACATTATTACATTTGGTGTTGGTCCAGCTGGAGTAGGTAAAACTTATATAGCCGCAGCATATGCTGCTAATCTTTTAAAAGAAGGTGAAATAGATACTCTTATTATCACTAGACCTGGGGTTGAAGCTGGACGTAATTGGGGTGCATTGCCTGGTGAACTAGAAGAAAAGTTTGCGCCGTTTATGGAACCTTTTATTGATGTCTTAAATGAAAGATTAGGCAAGAGCCATGTAGAGTATCTTATCAAAAGAGGTAGTATACAAGCTAAGCCACTGGAGTTTATGAGAGGCAAGAGTTTTAATAATTGTTTTTGTATATTAGACGAAGCACAGAATACTACCCCCGCTCAAATGAAGTTGTTTTTAACACGTACAGGAGAGAACTCTAAGATAATAGTAGACGGGGATTTAGAACAAAAAGATATAAATGGTATGTCAGGTTTACTGGATGCAACTAATAAACTATGGCACGTTAATAACATTGGAATTGTGCGGTTTACTCTAGATGATTGTGTTAGAGGTTCAGGCATAGTTAAAGATATATTAAGAGCATACGAGGAAAACAAGTGAAAGTAATATTATTAGACCATACAGAAGACCCAGTAAATACAATAGGTCGTATGGCAAGTATTTGCTATGACGCTAAAACAGATACAGTTAGCAATGTTAAAAGAGCTACTCATTGCAAAGACAAGGGACACTTAATGACGCTACGGTTTGCCTATGCTACGTTTAATATACAAGGCATCAGCAGAATATGCTCACATCAGTTAGTACGTATAGCACATGCAGGTATACTGCAAGAGTCTCAAAGATATGTTGCTAAATCTGATATACATTATATAGTACCTAAAGCCTTAGAAGATACGAGCATTGAGTTTGAAGAGGAGTGGATGGAGTATTTAAAACGGGGCGAGTACCTATATAAAAAAGGTATGCGATTAGGGATGAAAAAAGAAGACGCAAGGTATATACTACCTCAGTCATGTACTACCCAGTTAAATCTGTGTTTAAACTTTCAAGGTTGGCGAGATGTTATTAAAAATCGTACTGCTAAAGAAGCTCAATGGGAGATACGAGAAGCATTTTTAGAAATTGAAAAACAGTTAGCTAATGTAGCACCGGAGATATTTGGGTGAGTTGTGGAGTTATTATAAAAGAAATACCTTTTAAAGATTTATTTGGTACGCCTACAAATGACTCAAAGTGCGAGCATTCAAATTGGGAAGTCTATTACAGCTATAGAGTAAAAGTATGTACAGATTG